TGTTGCGCGGCTTGAACTTGGAAGTCCATTAGTCGGTCAGTTGAATCTGGGTTGGCTGGCCTTCGCGGATTGCTTCATCGGTCTGGCGTGCCTTCGCTGCTATCGCGCTGCGGCGGCGATTGCGGCAGGATTCGCTGCTTGAACAATCTTCGTCGGCTCCGGGATATTGTGCTTGCCCGTTGCGGTGCCCTTACTTCACAGGCGTCGGAACAGTACACGATGTTGCGGCCATCAGCGCTTTGAACAACGCGAGTTGCGCGAAGCCAGACGTTCTCGGGAAGTTCGAACGTGTCTTCTCGTCCTTACGGTCGAACAGAACTTGCTTCGTGCAGCCCGGGCCGTCACATGAAATAGTGCGAATTGCTGTGTCAATGATTGGCATTGATTACTCTCCTTGTTTAGTTCCTCGAAGCGTAACAGAAACATTAGTTCTGCTTTCTTCGGGGTCCATTCTTCGATTCGGATATCCGCCTCTGTCTCGTCTGTCCCCCACTTGCGTGCCTCGTATTGCGTGGCTTCTGTGACGTTCATCAGTGCGCCTTCTCCGCATACAACATCTGAGTGTCGGCTTCTTAACTTCTGCTGATAACGGAAACCGCACTCCGAATTTTTTGAAAATTACTTGCTCAACCTTTTCTTCAATCCGTAAATAAGCTGGACCTGCCGCCGTAAAATGTTTCAACGGGCGGTTCATGTCACCTAAGTACGTCTCGCTTGAATCATGCATCAGAACATCAAATGCAAATTCAGGTGCACAGATTTGACTTGCATAAACACTGTGTTGGGCTACACTGTAATGAAATCGCGTATGTCCGGTCCAGCGACAAGTCTGTGAGAGGGAGTGGGCGATATCCTCAATACACACCATTTCTGGCTGTGGATTGAGATGATAAAACTTCAATCCTGTGTATGTGATAATCCACGCCTTGCTCACATCTGGTGCATCTTGATTGTCATTAGTGCCCTTTCAGTGCGCCAGCATATTCGAGACTGATAAGGTCCCAGTAAAGCGCCAGCGTCTTCACCTTAAGTTGTTCTAGCGTCCCGTTGTTGTCCAACACGTAGTCGGCCATCACACGCGTGACCGAGCAAGATGTAGAGGACTCCGGGGCGACGTGCTTGCTGCGGTCAACCCAGATGCTGTAATCGTATAGCCCTTCCTTGTGCACGGCTTCCAGTTCCGCTACGCTGCGCATCCCCACGTAAATATCGTTGTTCTTGTAAATTTCGCGTGCGAGTCGAGCGCCGTCCGGCGTGTTGTATGCCTTGATTTGCTCGTACCAATCTTGACGATGATTCACGCGGTCGGCATAACACTCGTCCAGACTTGCGTACGTGATACCCTTCGTTGCGAGAAACGGCAACCATCACCTTCTCTGCGGCTGCGAAAGAAGACGATGCGAACGTGAGTTTGAGATTGTCGCGTAGAATCTCCGCAACAGTATCCTTGCCGTGACGAGCGTAACCGAGAATCATCAACTTGATTTTCATGCCAGCGGCTCCGACGCGGTGTACAAGCACTACGTATCTCTCTGCACTGTAAGAGAACGCCTGACCCAGAGGTATCAGTCGTACTTGGGCGCTGTTCACTTCGAACCACGGTTATCGGCGTGCCTCTCGACGAAAGCGATTGACCTCGTCTCCGCTGTTGAAGATTCTCACGTACTGACGGTGAAAAGCTGCGCTCTTCGGTTCGCTCATGCTGCCCTCTTGATTGCGTCTTGATGTCGTTCGGGATGTTACATATCGGACACTTCACGACCTTACGCTCTGGGTTAAGGTCTACCACTATCCAGCCGTTCCCGCATCGCTGGCAGGCGAGTTTGCCGCTGATGTGGATGACACGCTTCGCGGCTTGCTTGCGACGTTCGGTACGCTTCTCGCCATTCACTGCGGCCTGCTCGTTGGTTTTCCCCATTACGCTCTCCACGCGCCGTTGTAAACTGTGATGATACTGCGCTTGCCGTTCGGGTACGTCACGATGTGGCTGTGGGTCCAGTTTGACGGACCTTTGGTGTAATCCCAACGCACTTGCTACTCGTGCCCGCGACATAAAGTCCGTTCCAGATGCCTGTGCTGTGCGTATGCGCAGTGTTAGCTTTGCGACCCATCTTCGATAGCTCTGCCGGACTTCCAAACTTCCCAGCAGGACCTAGGTGACCGTGCATGCCATTCTCAATTTTGCGCTCGCATGTCAAGAACGGACTCGTCAGCCGCCAGAATTTCGTCTTGGCCTTGTAGCGCCGACTTCGCGAGGCGTATTCGCACGTTCGGATGTCGCGTACAAGGCCAAGACGAAATTCTTGGCGGCTGACGAGTCGTTCTTGACATGCGAGCGCAAAATTGAGAATGGCATGCACGGTCACCTAGGTCCTGCTGGGAAGTTTGGAAGTCCGGCAGAGCTATCGAAGATGGTCGCAAAGCTAACACTGCGCATACGCACAGCACAGGCATCTGGAACGGACTTTATGTCGCGGGCACGAGTAGCAAGTTGCGTTGGGATTACACCAAAGGTCCGTCAACTGGACCCACAGCCACATCGTGACGTACCCGAACGGCAAGCGCAGTATCATCACAGTTTACAACGGCGCGTGGAGAGCGTAAATGGGGAAAAACCAACGAGCAGGCCGCAGTGAATGGCGAGAAGCGTACCGAACGTCGCAAGCAAGCCGCGAAGCGTGTCATCCACATCAGCGGCAAACTCGCCTGCCAGCGATGCGGGACGGCTGGATAGTGGTAGACCTTAACCCAGAGCGTAAGGTCGTGAAGTGTCCGATATGTAACATCCCGAACGACATCAAGGACGCAATCAAGAGGGCAGCATGAGCGAACCGAAGAGCGCAGCTTTTCACCGTCAGTACGTGAGAATCTTCAACAGCGGAGACGAGGTCAATCGCTTCGTCGAGAGGCACGCCGATAATCCGTGGTTCGAAGTGAACAGCGCCCAAGTACGACTGATACCTCTGGGTCAGGCGTTCTCTTACAGTGCAGAGAGATACGTAGTGCTGTACACCGCGTCGGAGCCGCTGGCATGAAAATCAAGTTGATGATTCTCGGTTACGCTCGTCACGGCAAGGATACTGTTGCGGAGATTCTACGCGACAATCTCAAACTCACGTTCGCATCGTCCTTCTTTCGCAGCCGCAGAGAAGGTGATGGTGCCGTTTCTCGCAACGAAGGGTATCACGTACGCAAGTCTGGACGAGTGTTATGCCGACCGCGTGAATCATCGTCAAGATTGGTACGAGCAAATCAAGGCATACAACACGCCGGACGGCGCTCGACTCGCACGCGAAATTTACAAGAACAACGATATTTACGTGGGGATGCGCCAGCGTAGCGGAACTGGAAGCCGTGCACAGGAAGGGCTATACGATTACAGCATCTGGGTTGACCGCAGCAAGCACGTCGCCCCGGAGTCCTCTACATCTTGCTCGGTCACGCGTGTGATGGCCGACTACGTGTTGGACAACAACGGGACGCTAGAACAACTTAAGGTGAAGACGCTGGCGCTTTACTGGGACCTTATCAGTCTCGAATATGCTGGCGCACTGAAAGGGCACTAATGAACAATCAAGATGCACCAGATGTGAGCAAGGCGTGGATTATCACATACACAGGATTGAAGTTTTATCATCTCAATCCACAGCCAGAAATGGTGTGTATTGAGGATATCGCCCACTCCCTCTCACAGACTTGTCGCTGGACCGGACATACGCGATTTCATTACAGTGTAGCCCAACACAGTGTTTATGCAAGTCAAATCTGTGCACCTGAATTTGCATTTGATGTTCTGATGCATGATTCAAGCGAGACGTACTTAGGTGACATGAACCGCCCGTTGAAACATTTTACGGCGGCAGGTCCAGCTTATTTACGGATTGAAGAAAAGGTTGAGCAAGTAATTTTCAAAAAATTCGGAGTGCGGTTTCCGTTATCAGCAGAAGTTAAGAAAGCCGACACTCAGATGTTGTATGCGGAGAAGGCGCAACTGATGAACGTCACAGAAGCCACGCAATACGAGGCACGCAAGTGGGGGACAGACGAGACAGAGGCGGATATCCGAATCGAAGAATGGACCCCGAAGAAAGCAGAACTAATGTTTCTGTTACGCTTCGAGGAACTAAACAAGGAGAAGTAATCAATGCCAATCATTGACACAGCAATTCGCACTATTTCATGTGACGGCCCGGGCTGCACGAAGCAAGTTCTGTTCGACCGTAAGGACGAGAAGACCACGTTCGAACTTCCCGAGAACGTCTGGCTTCGCGCAACTCGCGTTGTTCAAAGCGCTGATGGCCGCAACATCGTGTACTGTTCCGACGCCTGTGAAGTAAAGGGCACCGCAACGGGCAAGCACAATATCCCGGAGCCGACGAAGATTGTTCAAGCAGCGAATCCTGCCGCAATCGCCGCCGCAGCAGCGATAGCAGCGAAGGCACGCCAGACGATGAAGCAATCCGCGAAGGCCAGCCAACCCAGATCAACTGACCGACTAATGGACTTCCAAGTTCAAGCCGCGCAACA